ACTTCGAGCAAATAGTCTCATCACAGGAGCACCAATGAACGATAAATTGGCAGTAAGAGTGGACGGCAGAACTACAATTGTCAGATACAAAGAGTATCTGGGTGACATCAGTTTGAGTACTACAGGAGTTGGAATGTTTAATGCAACAACCTTTGTTGTAAATCCAGGGAACTTCGTTACATTTCCATGGTTATCGAACATCGCTCTCCAATACGATCAGTATATCCCGCTAGGAATTATATTCGAATTCGTATCGACAGCTACCGATAGTGCAACAACTGGCGCATTGGGGTCAGTTATAATCGCATCTGAATATGACGTGACGGACGCAGACTACAACAGCAAGCAACAAATGTTACAAAGTGCATACGCAATGGAAGCAAAAATGTCAGATAATATGGCACACGGGATCGAATGTGATCCAAGTGAAACAAGCAGAAAGGTGTTCTACACGAGAGGTGATGGAACAGGAACAGGGTTAAACCTGAAAGATTATGACATCTGCAAAACTACCATCGCAACACAAGGAGGAACAATGCCAGTAGGAACAATCGTCGGATCGTTTTATGTGCATTATGAATTCGCTTTTATGAAAGAGCAAATCTACGGTGGATTGTCAGCAAAAGGATTACTTTACCAAAACAACATCGCCGGATCTAGTACAATGGTCGATCCAGTGTTAGGAGCATTTCCATGGACTTTCGCAGCTGGACGCCTTTTGGGAATTCAAGCAATCAGTGTCGTTGGATCACCATACAACATAATCACGTTCAACCGAAAATTACTTGGAGCATGTGTCAGAATCGAAATATGGTACACGGATAGCGGAACTTTCACAGTCGGGTCAGGACCATTGACACAAGTTACAGGTTACAACGTAGGAACAACCGTTCTGGACACAGGGACAGGACTTGGACCAGGAGCTGCAATTCCAGCGGGGAAATGGGGTATGTTCGAATCATGCTCTTCGTTTGGAGGAACGTTAACTGGAGTATTCGCAAGCGTTGTGGTTAAATTAGATTCTACTTTGCCACCAGGTAAAGATGTAGCATCGTTCTCATGGGAGAATTCAGGAGTAGGTCTTTTGTTTCCAACAGGATCGCGACCAGGAGCAAAAGGAGCAATTCGATACACAATCGTGCCAGAGAGTTACTTTAGTTACGCTTAAATTAATACTCTTCTTCGTAAATTTCTTCTTCTTCTTCACTATCATCATCTTCATGACGGAGACCCATTTCTTTCAAAATGTTAAATGCAATCTGAAACTTACTAGGTTCATCATCAGACAACGCTTGACGCTTTATCGCCTGTTCATGATCAAGGTCTTCTGGATGAGCACGATAAATAACACACCCACCAGGAGATTCATGAGCACCCACCGGTTCAACTAATTTACCACGAGCATATTCCAAATACTTGGAACAATCGTACTTGAATTTCGGCTTTTCAAAATCCTTAATAGCATCAGGATTTATCTCAAGAATAGGGTCAGGTGTTTGACGATCCATACGATAAACATCAAAACGACGACGAATTGCAGGAAGATCAACACCAGAAAAACAGTCTCCAATCTTGTAATTCGAAGTAACGATAACCAAAGTCGGACTAACAGATACACTTCCGCCCTTTGTCTCACCAGTAAATCCATATATATCAGTCCATACTTTGTATTGCTGAACATGCTTTGGATCAACAACAGAAGGAAGATCCTCAATAAGCATAGTAGGATGAATAGATTGACCCGTAACAGAATCAGTCGTAATTTTGTCAGCATACCCACAAAACCACCTATTCAAACCCTTAACGTACAATCCAGCACCAACCTGTTCAGCAATTTCACGAGCAAACGCAGATTTACCAGTACCAGGAGGACCATAAATCCAAATAGAACGCCGAAACTGATTAGACTGAACTAAACGAGAAAGATGAGTTGCACGAAGTTGAATAAACTTCTGCTCATACATAGCGTATTCACGAGGATGTTCACTTTGCAAATACGCCCATTCACCGGCTTGAGCCTTAGAAAGAATAATATCCCAACGATCCTTTTCCATGTCCCCCTTCTCTTTTTGAGTCTTTGGGGGATCACCACTACGAAATATATCACCATCTTTACCGGTATACGCAAGATTCTGTTCAACATTACCTCGAGCAATCTCGAGATGAACACGCTGAGTCTGCAAACATTTCTTTACAGCAGAGAGAGTCTTTGCAGACTCAAAACAAACGAAGCCCTGAAGATGTGGAGTACCCTCCTCCCCAATCTCCTTTCCAAATTGAATAAATCGACACTTAGTCTTCTTGACATTCTCAACTTCTAAGTCAGTGTAATTATTCAAAGTAAAACAAAAGTTTCGACTCTGAACCTTTTTAGACATCCTCTTTTTGTAAAGTTTAGAAATTGTGAAAATAACAAAAAGAGGAAAAAAAGACAGATAATAATAATGAATGGTTTGTATGATACTACCTTAAAACAAAACATGTTTACCGTTATAAGGCTACGGATACACTAGGTCTGGGGTAATACTAAGCCCAGACCTTTAGGGGGGAGAGCCTAACTCCCGTGTAGCTCTCAGGAGGTTTCATAAGAATAGGAACATAATGGTTTCAAAATGGATCTAAGGCCACGCTCGGCTTCGCCTCGGCTTAGGCCTCTATTTCACTTCACTCGGCTTCGCCTCGCTCGTTCAACTGGGTGTCGGGATTACTCGGCTTCGCCTCGTCTCCCTCCTGAATAAAAAAACAGTGCGGGTAGTGGTGGTAGATCCGGCAAAGCCGGATCCGGACATGAGTGACAGAGCACCACGAAGAAATTATAACAGAACTGTAAAAAAACCATAAAACCTCAGCACACGGTCTTGGCTCAAACAAGAATAGGAACATAATGGTTCTGGGCCACTCTCGGCTTCGCCTCGCTTAGGCCTTTTTTTATAATTTGTTCGTGGCTGGTTGTATGATGCGGTGTCGTGAGCTAAAGATACTAGTAGTGTTAATTTCTCTTCACTCGGCTTCGCCTCGCTCGTTCAACTGGGTGTCGGGTTACTCGGCTTCGCCTCGTCTCCCTCCCGGGTAGATTTTGCAAGCTCGCCTTCGCTCGTCATAATGAAAACAAAAGAGGTGAACTAAAGATACTAGTAGGGTTAATTCCACTTCACTCGACTAGATTCTGCTTCGCCTCACCGTAGCCTTCGATCGTTAGGGGAGGGCCGGATTTCTCGACTAGCCTCAGCTTCGCATCGCCTTCGCTCGCAATAATGAAAACAAAAAAACACTTAACAAAAAACATTTTTAAATTACTCAACACGCAACTTCTTACGTTCCTCTTCACGGTAAACAGCAAGTCTAGCAAGAGCATCACTTTGTTTCTCAGGAGTATTCGCTACAAGGGTGGCGTTGGGGACAGAAGACGCGGTGTTGAGCATCCGGAGGTTGTTCTCTCGGATAATTCGCGTGTAAGTTTTGCCATTCGTATTCGATGTAACAGCAATGAATCCTGCCTTCGGATGTTTATAATACTTTCCGGGCTCATTTGGCATTGATTTATAGATGAAGTTCTGCGAACGCTTGACGATCTTGGAACATGCCTTACGCACGTATGGCCGAGGTTTCGATACAAATAGAGGGTTCCTTTTATAAGTAGAATAGCGACGGAAACCGCTGCGGCGGAAAGGGACAAAGCTTCGTCTAGGTACATAAGGACGCGCAATATAACTTCTTGAAAGATAAGATCGTTGCATCTATGAAAATATAGTACAGTTGTGTAAAATAACAATTCACAATTCTTGAAATTAAAATGTGTGAATGCGAAGGAACTTCAAAACTAGGAAATTACCTTGGAAAGATTGGAAGCCAAGTAGGAGACAGAACACAAGCATGGGGAGAGAACATATTGTCAAGTGCAGCAAAACGCTTCAAAAACTGGTCAGGATTAGGAGATTATCAACTTCGAGCAAATAGTCTCATCACAGGAGCACCAATGAACGATAAATTGGCAGTAAGAGTGGACGGCAGAACTACAATTGTCAGATACAAAGAGTATCTGGGTGACATCAGTTTGAGTACT